ATCAACAGGGCTAATAGTACCATCGTTTGCATTAACATACCCTGCTATAGTATTTGACATTTGAATAAGATTAGTTCCGACAGCACTATTTTGAACCTGTGTCTGAACAGTTTCTAAAGTGCTGCTTACTTCCGTGGCTGTTTGTTTAAGCTGACTAATATCATTCTTATTAGTCGCATTGTCACTCGTTAACGTGTTGAACCCGCTAGTCAATTCTTTAGATGATGCTTGAAGCGTACCAATATCAGTGGTTTGCTTACCTAGAGTATTATTGACTGTTGTAAACTGGCTCTTAAATGAACTTGAATCAGCCTTCAGGTCATTAATACTGGTCGTCTGACTATCGACGGTACTCTTAATACTAGACATGGTTCCGTTAATTCCATCAGCAGTCATTTTAACCTGATTTTGAGTCCAGGTCTGAGTAGCGTAACCGTCCAAATCAGTCTTAGTCAGTTTGACAGCTAGGCCGCTCTCTAACTCAGCAATAGTCATAGTCGATCCGTCAGTTAAAGTCTTATAACTCTGGCTGACTGCCCCGGCAATTTGCTTAGCATCTTTAGAATCAGCGGCAGCAGAAGAAGCTTGTTTAACTGCATCACTAGCGTTGCTTTGAGCATTCATTGCAGTAGCTACGGCACTATCTGTTTTTTGACTAACTTTACCGAAGTCTGAAGCTGTAGAGTTTGCTGCAGAAACTGCATCACTAGCGCCACTTTGAGCATTCAGTGCACTAGCTACAGCATTATCAGCTTTTTGGTCAACTTTACCGAACTCCGCAGCTGTAGAATTTGCTGTGGCAACTGCGGAACTAGCATCACCTTGGGCACTTACAGCTTTACCCATTGCTTGACTAGCCAGTGAATTCGTATCATCATACTTGGCCGCAAGCTGATCAGTTTTATCTGATGCACTTTTAGCATTTTCGACCGCAGTTTCAGCTTCTTGCTTAGCAACGTTAACTTTGGCGTCTACCTCGCCAGGGTTTAACGTAATCTGTTCCCAACGACCGTTTACCCATTGTTTGATAGACCATTTGTCCGGATCACTATTACTTTGGTCAAACCATAAGTCACCTTCATTGGCACTCACGGGTTCTTTTGCACCATAGTAATTCGTATTCTTACCATTTGCACTTATCGCTGCAGCGTCAACGGCCTCTTGAATCTGTTGTACCTTATTATCCAAACTAATTTGTAGATGTGTGTACTGATCCACGATATTCAAATCACCACAAGTGGCCGTGTACCCGATATGCTTACCAGTCACGTCAAATTGTTCTTCAAGTTGAATAATTCTGATTTTACGCTTGAAATTTAATGCTTCATCAATCGCTAGAATCCAATCTCCGACTTTAGGCGCTTCATAGTTCGGATAACCAGCGTTTTCTAAGTCATAGATGTTCATAGTCATTGACACGGTATATGTCGCATCAACCCGCTTTTTTAAGGCGGCAATCAAGTTATCTGCGATTGTGTATCGCTTATCGACAATCGGATCCATTTCTAAGTCACCAAACTGCTTGGCTAACTCACTGCGATACTCAACTTCTAATCGACCTTTACTTTGATCTTGATCATCTTTGAAAGCACCATAGCCCCTAGCATACGTCGCAAAGTCTGATATTTTCATTTCTTCTGTGAGATCACTAAGATTAATTCCTTTGCGAACGAAACTGGTTAGGTCGCTACCAATTTGCTTAGCAATGTGAACTGTCTCATTGTGCACTTCAAATTCAACATCAGCCTGATCAATAATGTCGTTAAATAAGTCTAGCTTATTTTTATAACCCCAATTTTCTTTTTCAAATGCTGGCACGGCAACGTCATTCTTGTAGGTATACCCGGATTTATCAAAGAGTTGTCCTAAATAAAATGAATACTCATGGCTACCCGTGTATTGTGAATGCAATACTACTTTGGCAAAATCCCAAAAAAACTGTTGCACTGCATCGAAAACGATGGTATTGGTATCATCACTTAACTTTTTATACGTAATAACGTACTTTTCATTATCGAAATTCAACCACCAACCGTAGTCTAAACCGTTCAATACATCATCACCGGCAAAAACTTCACCAGTTAACGACAACCCGCCGTTGACGCTAGTCTTTCTCGTGATGGTTGCTTGGCCGAAATGAACCGTTCCACCTGAATCATAAAACTTAATCAATAATTTTCACCTCACCTTCCTAAATATATAAATCACACAAATTCTTGATCTGAATGTCCGCACTGATTGAACATACTATCTTGTTAGCTGCACCGGGATGCAGGATAAAATACCCCGCATTGGTTTTATCATTAATGTTCTGATTGCCACGAGTATTATTCATGCCCGATAACGTATAAACGTCACCAGCAACTACTGGGCTAGTAACTATCAATGATTGACCATCGACTGTCAACGTAAACCCACCAGCAGACGCCACCTTAGCCGTCACGACAAAATAAAAAGCCTGTTCTAGCTGTGAACAAGCTACTGTACCGTTATAAGTTATTGATTGGCCACTAACTAACGTTTGCGACCGTGGCTTACTCTCACCATATGGCAATTCGACTGTCTCAAATTCCAGTGACCAGGTGTAGTAAACACCCTTACCAGTCCGTTCGATAATTGATGGTAGGTTGGTATCTGTTCGATACACTTTAAACCGTTTCTTATCAACAGTTTGTGCTGGCATCACAAAGTCTTTGCCACTCTCACGCACGTCATACAAGTTTCGACCGCCGTAAACGCGCGTTAAATAAACGGGGTCCGTTTGTGATAAAGCCGTGTTAACTTTATCTCGCACGTCATCCGCTTGTTCCAGGCTTTTAACCCAATACAAACCATTGATTGTAATCCTCTTAACGACATGCCGGCCCCCATAATCTAATGAACCGGCGCGCCCATCAAAACTCTTAGTAGTTCTGGTGATTGTTGGCGCCGATTCTTCGAAGTTGAGCACTTGGAAGCCGAAGTCACTCAACTTATGTTCAGTTCCATTTAAGTTTGTAATTAAAGCATCCATTTGCTAACCTCCTTGTGAGAAGAATCGATTTAAATTGTGTTCCCGTGAATCCTTTTGTTTAATCAAAGTCCGCAGCTTTTCACCAATCATATCGTTGTGCACTTCAAATGTTGGTTGTTGGTCATCAAGCTTATCCAAGATTGCTTCCAGGCCTGCTACGATTGCTTGTGTACTGTCGCTACCACCCAAGTTATAGTTGATTGTGGTATTATCTCCGCCAATTGAGTCGTTGATTGCTTTCGAAGCTTGTATGATTGATGAGTTAGCCGGAATAGTACCACCCGCATACTGTGAAACACCAAACATCTTAGCAGTTAAGCCAGCCGGGATAACTTGCGTTCCTTTTGGTGCATTCAGATAGACATTACGTCCGTGTGGAATAAACGCTGGATGCCCGGGATACTTGACAGCTTCACGGAATACTGAACTTTCTTCGTCATTAACAATGATTGGATTACCATCGGTACCTGTTGTACCTGTTGCGTGCCGAGTAATTTTACGAAAAACAGTTGTAATGAAGTGAGTCACGTTCCCCATTGCATTCCAGTGGCTTAGAGTACGGATTGCGCTACTGATTGGACCAGAAGCGCCATCGTGACCACGAGCAGTCTTGTCTCGCATACCGGTTCCGTTGTAGCGACCTAACGAACCTTTAGCGCGTCCCATAGCACCGCTTGCCGAATCATATCCGCGAGCGGTTTTTCCGCGCATACCTACCCCGTTATATCGATCAAGCGACCGGTGAGCACCGTTAATTGGACTAGATGCAGCGTCATGTCCACGAGCAGTTTTGAGTGCCATATTAACGCCGTTATATTTCATTGCCGATTTACGTGCACCGTTCATTGAACCTGAGGCCGAATCCTTACCTTTTGCAGTTTTGGTCTGCATTTTGGTTGAATTAAATTTATCTAGTCCCTTTTTACCGCTCTTGGCAGGACCAGACGCCTTATCAGTAGCCTTAAGTACCTTACCAGTTACCTTAACTCGGCCAAACCTATCAACTGAAATTTTAGCTTTACCAGCATTCTTGCTAGCATTGTCCTTAGCAAATAAATTCTTAGTAGCGTTTTTTGGTAAATTCTGATAAGCCTTATAATTACCAGTTACCTTCTTAATAATTCTCGTAGCGCCCTTGTCGTTTGCAATTAATTTCTTTTCAGACGTGGGTAAGCTGTTCCAGTCTTTGACATTCCTAACGCCTTTAGCCACATCTTCGGCACCCTTAGCTTTGGCCATGACCGTCTTCATTTGTGGCGTTAAATTGTTCCAATCTTTAATACCAACCGTAGCTTGCTTCATGGCTGGCGACGCGTTGTCCTTTAAGACTGCCCGCTTCTCAGCCATCGTTAACTTATTCCAAGTTTGAGCCTTAGTCATGACGCCTAAGAGTTCTGGTCCGCCTTTGGAAGTAATGATGGCCTTCTTTTCGGCTGGGGTAAACTTGCCCCATTGTTTGCCCTTTTCGATTAACCCGGCTAGATCATCGCCACCTTTAGACTTAATCATCGCCTGTTTCTCTTTAAGCGTTAAACCATCCCAGCGTTTGGTCTGAACAGCCGCAACCCCAACCATGGCCGCGGCATTAGAACTCATCTTTCCCTGTTTAACCAGTAGTTTCATCTGATTCCATTTGTCTTTCGACTTAGCGGCCTTATTGACTTCTGCCTGCGCATTGGTCTTAACTTTTCCAGTCTTGGAATCAAATACTAAGCTATTCCAGGTATCAGCTGCCGCCTTAGACTTCTTACTCATGTTGCCAGTTTCAGCAACCACCAAGGATGTACTCTTACTCATGTCATCATTTTGCCGTTTTACAATCGCCGCTGCTTGCTTGTAAGTGTAGCCAACATTTAGTAAATCCTGCGTGATTTGGGCTTTCGAAGCCCCGTTCGCCTTATCCAGTTTATAGATTGCCGCGGCCATACCATCTGTGGTTGACTTGTGGGTAGCTTGCAGGTCAGTCATTGCCTTGCCATATTGTGATGCAGAAATTTCACCTTTATCGTACATGGACTTGATCTGCTGGCTCTGATCATTGTAAAGCTTATTTTCTTTCTGCATTGAAGACGTCAATTGATTAATGGTCGTATCACGTTGCTTACGGGTCATGTTACCAATATCCCCATTCAATGCAGCTAGAACGTTCTTCTTAGCACTTCCACCAATTTTTAGTAGGCTAATTTCATCGCTATTCATTTTACGTTGGCTATTGAGCAATGCAGTTCGTTCCGTATCACTCAAGCCAGACATCTTACCGTTGTGGTTCTTGAGTATAGCTTCCGCGTTATTGTAATTTTCCTTAGCATCGGCCAATACTGTAGCATTATGCTTCTTGCGATCAGCGATATCTTCTTTTAAGTCATCTTGAACAGAGTCGGGTAGGCCCTTCATATCCTTCTGCATCTGCTGGATAGTGTCTTTGGAATCCTTCTCCATCTCCGTATACATATCACTGAAGTCTTTAGCAACCTTCTTCGTGCTAGTTTGACTAGCTGTTTCAAAGTCAGTCAAAGACGTACCCGCGCTAGTGCTAAATCCTTTAAATTTAGTCAGTGCGGAATCAGCCTGTTCACCGACATCTGAACCCCACTGCCGTGTTCGTGCAGCGCTAGCTGCCGCTTCCTTACCATAGAGTTGCCAGTAAGCCACACCGGCTACAGCTGCCAAACCAACACCGGTCACCGCCGCACCCGTCACACTTAATGAGGTTCCCAATACACCGGCGCCAGCTTCGGCCGTCGTAAAGGCACCTTTAAGCAAGCCGAACGTTGACTTAGCCGTTGATGCCGAGCCATTTACAGTATCAACACTTCCCTTGAATGCTTTGAAACCGCCACTAGTGGCATCAGTCGCACCTTTTAACATCGCGAGTGATTCTTTAGCTGCTTGATTCTTCGCGTGCCATTGTGCGGTAGCGCTAATAACTTTAACAATACCGCCACCAAATGTTCCAAATCCACCGACGATATTACCCAGCATACTCAATACTGGGCCACCAGCAGCAGCTAATAGGGCAAACTTAATAATTGTATTCTGAGTGGCATCATCCATCTTCGAGAAGCCTTGAACCATATCCGTGGCTTTCTTAACTAACGGTGTTAGTTTTGGAATTAACTTCTCACCGATTTCAATTCCTAGCACTTTTAATGACGCAATCAGTTTCTTGACATTATTTGCCGAAGTATTGCTCATTTGCTCGGCAACTTTCTTAGTCGCACCACCAGCGTTCTCAGTATCTTTAGTCAAGTCACGCAGGCTCTTAGAACCGGCCTTAACTAATGCGTTAGCAGCAGCTTGGTTCTCACGTCCGAATGCTTGGGCTAAGGCCTTACCACGTTCAGCGTTTGACCAGCCCTTAGTGCCATGTGTGATATCATCAATTAGTTGCGGTAAATCGTGTGAGTCATGGGCCAGTTGCTTCGAACTAATGCCCATACTCTTGAATCCTTCGGTGTTTTGCTTGGTTGGCTTAATCAAACTAGTCAGCATACCACGTAAATTAGTCCCAGCTTTTTGGCCTTCAATTCCTTGGTTACTAAGCTCACCAACAGCCGCTGCAGTTTGTTCAACACTGAGACCCAAACTAGAGGCAACCGGCCCGACGTAGCTCATCGCATCAGACATATCACCGAAGCCAGCCGCAGTCGCATTGGCCGCGTATGTCAGCGAATCGGTAACCTGCTGAGTGTTCTTCATCGTCCCAGCCGTTGAGTTAGTCTTTAACCCGAACTGTTCAACGATTGACGCTGTGGCATTCATGACCGTACCCATATCTTCACCGGAAGCCATGGTAGCGTCTAAGATAGACGGCATTGAGCCTAGAACTTGGTTAGTGGTATAGCCACGCCGAATAAGCTCTGCCATGCCGTTGTTGATTTCAGTAGTCGAGACACCGTACTTCATCGACATTTTTTTAGATGCATCACCTAACTGATCCAACTGTGACCGGTACTTAGCGGTAACTGCGCCCCCATTAGTCAGCAGAGGCCCCATGGACTTGATTTGCGAATCAAAAGTGATAGCGGATTTAGTTGCAATGGCTAA